CCTCGATGGCTACTCCAGGCTGAGCCCATTTCTGCTCGAACTCCCTCATATCTACCGAACCTGATGGTATTAAAATCTTTGTATTTGTACTTGTAGTAGCATGGGCGATAATAAGACTTCTCGTTTTGTTAATGTATTCCTGCATACCTTTAACCATGCGAACATCTGACATAGGATAGGGGGTTCTGGTATGTTGGTTCATAAAGAACACAAGTGGATACTTATCAATAGGGAGGATACGAGAATATAAAAGCTTATCGCCCATAATTACGCATTGTTTAATTCTTTTTGTTGGAACAATTACCGATTCTATTTTTCCAGACTCCACAAGGTCAGCAAAAGTTATTTGCTCTACTTCAGGTTCTTTAGGTAAAACAGGATTCCCCTGAGCCCTACCTTCTTGAACTTTTTGTTCATAAAGAGCTTTTAACTGATCTAAAGCAGCTTGAGCCTGCTCAGGCTCTACAACTAATTGTCCTTGTATAATCCAAGCTGGTTGCTTTAAATATTGCTGATATTCTTCCTCGGTAAGTAAGTCTTCATCCCCAGTCATGCTCTCAAATACTCTATAATGGTCAACCATCACAGAATAATATCTTTCATAACCTCTTATATATTCTTTACTTTCCCCAAAGTTAGCTATTGTTTGAGTTTCAGTAGACTCAGGCCATGTTGTTTCACCGTCATCTTCTCTTCCAGTCTGAGGCCTATCTGTTAAGTGAGTCTCTGTATCTGCATTCTTAATAGCCTTCTTATACATTGGATATAAAGCCTTAGCTTGATCTTTTGTATACAATCTTGATATTATAATATTTTCTGCATCGTCAGCAAAGGGATGTCTCGAATTTGGGTCTATATAAACATCTAATGGGTCTACATCATGGATGCAAACCTCACCTTTACCCATATCCATCATCGGATCTATAGCAACTAAGGCACATCCAAGCCCAGTTACATAATAATCATCTACAACTCTTCTTAATACGGTATTACCTTCTGATATCTGCCAAATATACTCCAATAGTCCATTTATAGCTTGAGCTACTGAATTATCACTATCTTCTCTAGGCGATACTCTGAATTGTGGTTTATTAGCAGTAATTAAAGCTTTTGCTGCTTCTACTGCTGGATGAATACGATTTACAACTAATGGAGCCTGACCTCTCTCCTCTAGTACCCTCTTTTGGTCTGCTGTCCATTGTTTGCCAAGGCGAAATTCTCTATCTTCTTGAGCATGATTTGCCCAGACTTCACGCTTTTTTGAATATGTTTTCCATATATCATGCGTTTCATCAACGAGTTTTTTGCCAGTTTTCTGTGATTTTGAGTTATAAGCCATCATTTAATATTAACACTTACATAGTTAACCAGTCAAGTATTTTATTGCTTTTTATTTCAAGTTCTTCTTTAGGGTCAAATTCATCCTTTTTTATCCTACAAGGTCTTGATCCTTCAAGTGCAGTCCAAACTGCATCCATAATATCATCATTCTTACCTCTTGGATAGGATAAGAACTCTTGCTGCGCTGTAAGGTCTTGAGGTCTAAAGAAAAACTCTCCTTTAGCAAATGCTGGTACTAATGATAACAATCTTTCGCTCTTTCGGTTCCGTGGTTTTACACCTTTTTCTAATCCAGGTATATATAAATTCTTTTCAAGCATCAAAGCCCTTGTGGAACTTCTTAATGCTTCTTGATATGCAACGGTTTCAATCTTCATCCTCTTTGGATGGAATTTTTCATATATTTCAATAATTTTCTGAGGTTGCTTCGCAGGGTCGAGTCTCTCTCTAAAGATATCGACAATGTATTTATTATTATCAGCATCAATACCAATGGTAGCAATAACAAAATAGTCAGCACGGGCACTAAGACTAGATGCAGGATCAACTCCAGTATAGAGTTCGACTGGTATAATTTTCTTTTCATCTCCTACTTCCCTTACCAAACAAGGTTGGCTGTTTATTTTTTCAAAATCATAATGATGTAAATGTATGTAATCTGGCTTGAATGGAGCATCATCAGGAGATTGAGCTATATTCATATACTCCTGATAGAATCCATTTATATTTCCCACGCTCTCAAATTCACTCTTTATCTGTAATATCCTATCTTTAGGGAATCTCTCAGGCCAAATACTGTTTTCGTCATCATCCCATATACTATACCACAATGTTTCCCAGGAGGGACTGTCTTTTGCCCAATACAAGAAGCAATCTTCAGATATAACTGTTCCAATCATTATTATTCTACCCTCATCAGATAAGGATGGAATAACAGCCTCTGTCATCCATTTTCTGTTCTTTGCTCTACCCTCAGGGGTAAAAGCATTCAATTCAGATTCAAAATCATCTACTATAATAACATTAGGCCTTGTATCCCCCTCAATAAAACCACGAACCCTCTGTCCAGTACCAACAGCAACAATACGAGTTCCATTCTTTAGTATGATATCTGTACCAGTCCATCTTCTCGCTGTACTAGAGCTAAAATCTCCAAATATTGCTTTAAAGTTCTCACTGTGATCTAAATGGTATTTAATACGAGATAGGAAGTTTATTGACTGAGCTTGAGACTCAGATACAACAACCATAAAGAGATCATCCTCTGGTTTCTTATAAGCTATCTTGTATAAAGGAAATATTAAAGAACATACAGTACTTTTAGCAGTTCCACGAGGAGCAGCAATTAAAACACGTTTAGTATCGTCATTCTTTAATTGTTTGTATATATCTCTATGAAAAGGCGGTGTTTCCTTAGCAAGTGCTTTAGGGAAACAATACTTACCAAACCAACCCATATCTCTTTCAAACTCTCGTTTTTCTTTATCAAGAGCATAGGCTGCTTCATAATCAGTATTTTTTTCTAGACCTTTTTGTATTATTGCTTCCATTACGCTTCTTCTTGTTTACTCTCTTCTTCTTTTTCTGTTGTCTCTGCCAACTCATTGGTTTCCTCCGTTTGGGTTGCTTTGAATAGTTTTTTCTTCTCCTGGATATCAGCTAGGGTTGTTTCAACAGTAGAAGCTTCTATCTGCTGAGTAGTAATAATTTTACCTTTACCCTTCATATCATTCATATCCATTAACTTATCTAATACAGTCATAGCTATTTTAGGATCACCATCTTTACCCATATCATCTCCATCCCAATCCATTACTCTTTGAAGTACTGCAGCTAGAGCTTTAGCTGTATCCATTTTCCCTATAGGGAATTGTTCAACTATTTTATCTAGTTCGTCTTTAGTCATTTGTCTAAAGTCCTCCGTTCTCATTGTTTTTCTTATTGCATATCTTTTTGAATCTGGTACATGACCATATACCATTTTTATGGCAGCTTCCTTATTCATTCCAGGTTGCGCCATGAGGTGTGCTAGCTTTTGGAATGCATCGCTAGTCTTTATAAATTTACCACGATTATTCTTTCCAGAATGAGTATAGTTATTCACTCTTCCTTCAGACTTAACCTTGCTATCAGTAGATTTAACAAAAGATGGGCCCCATGGATACTTTACATCCAAAACCCCAGTCTTTAGCTCATTTCTCTTTAAACATATAGAAACTTCTCCATCTGAGGAGATGCCATACTCACCCTCAGAAACTTCATAAGGGTGTTTATACGACAAACCCAGTTCATCCGCTTCTTCTCGTGAATAAACTGGGTATTCTTTTCCAGATACTACTTCGTATCTCACAAATAAAGTTATTTACCTCTTTGGGTAAATACACCACGAGTTACTTTTTCTACAACTTTTTTAGTCGCTTTTTTAGTAGCCTCTTTAACAGCCTTAGCTGCTTTTTTTGCTTTAGCCATCATTGACTCCTTATCTTAGATATTTGTTATAAACTTCTACAAAATGCTCAGGATCACCAGCACCTAGCTCTGTATTGTAATACTTTTTCCAATAATTTGCCAAACCTTCAACGGTATTAGGCATTCTCTTCGGAACTCTCCAATATTTCAATCTACAGTGTACAATACCTGCAGCTATATTCTTTTCAAGTATTTCTTCCCATTTCTTTTCATCAAAGTTCTGCCAATGTTTTATATCTACTACACTAGCTTCTGCGCACTTAGCCATTAACTTTGTACGATGTTTGAGATAATGAGCAAGGTTATCTACAGCAGTAGCTGCTTCTACCTGGAAAAATGATCTAGCGGGGCCGTCTCCCATTTGACGTATATATTCATAACGGCTTTCGACAATACCAGTAGCAAGAACTAGATTTATTGCAGAATCAGAGGCAAATTTTTCCCCCATTCCTGTGCAAACATCTTCTATAAGGCTTTTCATTTGTTTTAAACTAACCATTTTTTTTATCTTCCTTTGGTTTTTCTTTATTTTTCAGAGAACATCCATAACAATAATAAACACCATTATCAACTACAGTAGCAGGCTTATCACAATCAATACACCCCATTGGATGCGGCATTATGTTGTTCTCCCGTTAATTCTACCTTTCAAATAGGCCAGATCATCAGTAACATCGTTCAATTCTTTTACAATGTCCTCACGATGTCTCTGACTAGTATCGTCAGACTTGTTCCAACGGTCTAGCATTTTCAAAATAATAGACTCACAGTTCTCAATTGTACCTTCAATTCTTCCAATATCGACCCTTATCTGGTCTAAATCTTCATTTTGTGTTTTTTGGCTTTTGATTAGATTCATGATCATCATTACAAATAATGATACTATGATGCCAATCGCACCGTATTCCATATACACTTCCATCATACCCTTTTATCCTTTTATTCATGGTATTGTTCGTAGCCCATTTATCAACGGGAAAAAATTGAGGGGCCCCTCTAAAACGGAACTTCATTGGGATCAGCTTTGCTGCCTGCATTGTACAGGATTTCGCCCTTTTTACGACTCTCATAGAGCCCGACGACTGTATGGTAATGGTCTTCTCTTCTTTTCTGAGCCATGAAACCCGTTATTTCTTCCATATCTTTATAAATCTTTTGATAATCTAAAGAATCATCACTCTTAATATAGTCATTAATATTAAAACTAGACAATAAATTTCTCCTATTTACCCTGACCCCTGTATCTCTTGATATATCGCTTCTTAGAGCCTTTATGACTATACTTTGTGAGTGTACTTTGACCTTGTCTGGTCTTTTTACCTCTTTTACGTGGTTTATAATCTACTAGTGTTAGTCTCATTTTAGTCCAAAAGCTTATCTAAAGGAGAAATCGCTTTCTTTTTGCTTATAATTTATATAATAATAACTACTACATGCAATAATCAAGTAAAGCTTTACAGCTTTTTCGGTAAGTGTTACTATATAATTACATAGGGGTATGGGGAAAATTTTTAAAAAAAATATTTCTGATCAAGGCTTATAATCCTACACCCCTTTTTTCCAAAAAATTATTTTAGATTGGGGATACGTGATATACAGGTTGCTACACCCCTTCGAAATTCACTGGGTGGGGTGCCTCCCAAGTTGAATTTCTCTTGGGTTGAGTAGCAAGTTGGCCCCCTACTGACCTCTGCAAGAGGTTTGCAGTCTCATATAGTAGCACACTACATATGAGTTCTTCTTAACATAACCATAGGTGAACCAATGGCTGATGCAAAGAATAATGCTAATGATAACATCGTAAACGATGCTACATATAGCAATACTGCAGCAGGCACCACCTTCCGTGGCGACTTTGAACCAGAGCGTGACCGCACTGGCAAGATTGTATATACATCCAATCTCAAAGTACGCACACTGCAAGTTGAGCGCACGTTCCCAGCTGTTATACCAGCTAAGACCGTTGCTATGATTGCCAAGGCTTCTACGAAGCTTGAGCAAATCCTCAACGTGCAGGAAGGTGTCGACTACCGACTAAGTGGTGAACCCACACAGTTCGAAGGAACTGATGAGTTACCACCGTCTCAAGTCGCCTACTACAAACCAGTTGTACTCAGAGATAGTATCTCTGTGTCACTGGCATAGTAGCAGGTACCTGCGGGGAAATGATAGTAGCGTAGCAAGCAACTGACACTATCATTTCCTTTTTTTGTTAGTGTATATAGAGTAACAGGGCGTAATAACTGTTAGTAGACACTAGTACACGTATAACGTATTTTTGTTATTAACCTTTAACCAATGAAAGAGAGTAATACTATGTTTGAATTCATACAAATACCTTTAATAATGTTCTTAGCAATAATAATGTTTGCACTTCTAGCTGTTGCTTGGTCTTTTAGACTAGCGACTAAACTAGATAATATGCAAGAAATGGAAGAATATGCTAAAGACATTGATGAACAAGCTTTTGCTCAAGGTCGTAAAAGCAGTTTTGATAACATTAAAGATAATGAGGATGCATATTATGAGTGCGTTTAAGAGTAAATTAAACGATCCCAAATTGTACCAAGGGATAAATAAAAAGAGTGCAAAGCAGCGATTTGCTGCAGTTTTATCAACTTATAAGTATCTATTAGATGAAGGTCGTATTAAGTATAACGGCCCTGCAGCTGCTAGATATGAAGAGTTGTTAAGACGCAAAAGATTATAAATGATTAGGGCATATTCAGCTATCTCAAGCTGTGAAGTTAATCAGACAGAGACCAGTAAGCTACAAGCAACTGCGATATCTGGGATTGTGCTGTCACGTGTAGTAACCCTACATAAGTAGACGAAGCAACCAGGCGATTATATGCCCTATAAAGAATTAAATATGGTAGGTTTTAAAACTGTTGAGCCTGATCAGCAACACATAGTTTTATAAATTCCATCCTATGAGTTATCTATAGCCCCATAAGGCGTAGAGCATAGGGTTAGTATCCAGGCTCACGAAGATAACGGCCTGGCTATTATTGCTAAATATTGTGATAATACGGGTTTAAAGACACTATACTAACACGGTTGCGAATAAGACAACGCAGTCTTATGGCGGGTATTATGGTAAAGCGGGACAAGTTCTCCCGATATGATAGCCAAGCATTAACGCAGGAAGCGTGAGAAATAGTAATATTTCATCGTTTCGCCAATCAATGTAGAGTAATGTCTATGAGATTGCCTAGTAATAGGGAGATGTGATACTCGTGATCCGAAAGGACACCAAACCAAAGAACCGCAATTTACAGGGTAATAGTTTAAAACTACTAAGCGTTAATCCTGTGGAATACCTACCAAAGTTTTCAATTTAGGTGTAGGATAGTGTATAATACCTACGTAAATTAATTGGTCTGACACTACAATTATGCCTAATATTTTTCTATAACCCTGAAAAGGAGGCAGCTTATGAATAAGCTAAAGGAAAGAGTACGCTGGATGCTCAAAAATTATCCAGAAACAAAGAAGTCTGACGACAGGTTAATGCTTTATATTTGGAGAGACGATTACTCCAAGCTCATGCAAGGAAAGCCCAGAATGGGAGATGTAACAAGTTTCTTCGCAGTATTAGGTAGCAGTATGTTAACTAATTGGGAAAGCGTGACAAGAGTCAGAAGAGAACTTCAACGGAAATATCCTGAATTAAGAGATGAAGAAACATATAAAAAGAGGCATAAAGCTGCTTCTGATTATAGAGATAGGTATAGTTCAAGATATAATTTTGAAGGGAGGCACTAATGGACGGAATGTGGCAAGATATCATCATTATGATGACTATAGGAGTATTTGGTTTATGGATCATGACAAAACATTATGATAATGCTTGGAAAATAGAGGAGCTTGAAATAAAGGTCAAAAAGAATGGAAAGATTGTTAGTCAAGATGAGGAAGCAATAATTAAGGATTTTAGACAAATGCAGACTGATATTATCAAGTTACAACAAGATTGTATAAATATTGACGCTAAATACCGCATTAAAGATGAATGGACAGTTAATAAAATACAACAACTAACAGATATACAGGAAAAATTGGTAGCATTTATGGATTCTTGTGAAATACCAAACGACGGTGACGTTGTGGAAGTTCAAGCTATACTAGATAAAATGGCAGAAAAAGGTTTACGAGGACAAATAAGCGTCCAAGATGCTGTGGATACATTAGTTAAATCTTATGAAGAAGGAGCTGGAATAGCTACTAGTGGTTCATTAACAATGTCTCAAGCAGCAGATATGGAGTCAGACGATGTTTGACCCTGATTGTTGTGAAGAATGTGATTATTGGGAAGCACAGGTCGATATGCACATCGATAATCAGATTAAAGAAACCAAATTAATGAATATTGCGAAGAAGAACTCTGAAACAAAACTAATAATACCTAATAACATAAAAGCTTCTAGTGGAAACAATAAAGCTAGAAGGGAAGATGTGGAATTAAAAGATGAAGTTTATAGAGTTGGCAATGTAAAAGTGATTGCAAGGTTGGCACCGACTTCTTCGCAAAAATAATAAGACATAGGATATAGTCCCTGATAAGCGGATTATGTATGCGGAGTATATATGACAGAGTTTTAGAAACTCTCACACTATATCCTTGTCTCCTTAAGGAGGAATTATGCATTTAGACGATAGTGTAATGCAGTGCAAAACAGTTTGCACAATTGTAGAAGTTCTTAAAGAGGCTAGAACAGTAACAAAAAATAACACAAGACAGGCAAAAGACGTTAACGAGAAGATAGAGTTTATTGTTTCAAAGCACACAAAAGCTATGAATGCTGTTAAAGCAGGTAAAAGACCTGATGTTAAACGGCCTTCGCAGTCTTTAGGAATTTACAGAGTAAATCTGTGAGTATGTCAATAAATATAAATCTGGTAATGGATAGGTATCGTTGTGTAATTAATAATAAATATACTGTTGTTGTTACTTTACACAGAAGTAAAGATGCCCAACCATTAAAAGAGCCTAGAGTTGAATTTTATGAGTTCTTTTTCAATGGAGATAGGCTTAAGGGATTACCACCAGATTTAGATGAAAATAAAGTTAAAGAACGAATAATCAAACTAATAACATCAATAGAAACCCCCTTTAATAAGGGAGAAGGAGTAGTAAATGACTCAGTTTGAATGGCTAGTATTTGCAATAGGTATTTGTTTTGGAGGTATCGTAACACATGTTATGTATATTTTTCCAATGAAAAGACTTAGGAGACAATTATACAAGCTAAGAGGTCAAGTATATTATTGGTCAAGACAGATGCCAATAACCGCTAAACGTGGACGACCTGCTAAGAAGAAATCTGTTTAACCCCTTAAATACCGATCGGAGGATAAAATGGCTAAAGTTACAGTCATATCATACCACAACGGTGGTATGCCTAGGGAAATGGAAGGTGGAACACCATCTGAGCTTGCTCAGGAGTTAGACCTTTCACTTCAAGGTGTTCAAATACATGTAGACAGTGGTGAGGCTAACCCCTCTCAGACACTAGCTGATGGACAATTTGTATCTTTTCAAAAGAGCAAAGTAGCATCAGGTAAGTAGACCCCCGTCTGCATACAAAAGATGTAAATCTTGCAAGGTAATGTGTCAACTAATACCAATAAGGGCCTTGCAAGTATTCTTTAACTAAACCTAATAAATTAAATAATATAAGGAGTTATCATGACTTACAAAATTGATAAAACCTTCCCAGATAAGTTAGGCGATATTATAGATATAAGCGGATTACCTTTTAATCATGAAGCCCCAAGCTTTAAAAAGAGATTAAAAAGAACATTTGAAAGAATCTTTAAAAAGAATGGAATTAGAAATTCTAAACTAGACAAAGATTATTGGAAGATACTATATGATATGATATCAAACCCTAATGAGACATTTGGATTAGTAGCTATAGATGGCTATGTAACAGATGTTATGGGAGATGATGATATAGCTTTGATATTTAATATGGGTATACCAAGACTCAGAGGAAGAAAAATATATACATTAGATAGAATATATGCTAGAATATCATGTAATAATCCAGATATTAAATTTTATAATTCTGGAATAGAAAATGATGAAGTATATTTTGATTTTAAATATAAAGTTCCTGCTTGGCATCCACATATTACAAATGCTATGCCTTGCTTAGGCTCTTATGGAACAGAGCTAGGTAAATGGAGATTAGAAGCTAATCCAATAATGTATTTAAGGACAATTCATATGTTTTTAAATACCTGGAATCGTAGATCACCATATTGGGATATAAATCATAATACAATAGACTATAGCAGCGATAATAAGAAATATAAAGCATCTAAGCTTTTTAATGGTCTTCATTTACAGGGACAGGAAGCTAGTCATTATAATCGACAATTTATTGTAGATAATATTGATAAGATAGATAGTGGTTCTGTTGTAAATGATTCAAGTATATTAGCTCATATTCTCGGAAAATTGAAATATGTTAAAGATAGTCTCGGAGACACTATTAGAGAAAAGGTTGATAAAGACCAACTCAATGATATTCAACATATTCACCAATATTTACGAGATAGAAGAGAAAATAGACGATTAAGTAGAAATGGATTATTTTCAATAATGAAAGAAAGAGATACTAATATCTATGTACCATCTTTCTTTAAAGATAAGACATCTATATCTTCAATTGAAATAAAAAATGATAGTTTAATTAAAGATGAGGATTATTCTTTAGCATTATCAATATTACAAGCTCTAGAAGAAATAATGGAAGATATATACAAATACATAACACGTGGTAGTATGTATGAACTTGTATTTGAAGAGTCAGATTATGCAATAAGATTATATTGTCAATATTATGCTCCACTTCTTACTAAATTAAATAAGCATTGTGATGAAATGACTAATTCAGAAAAATTCAATCAAAGAGTTACTCATGATTCGGGAGAAATTTCACAATTTGATCCAAAACTATATAAAGTAAAAAGAAAAATGCTTACTTTAAGTAGAAATAGATGGAGAAGAATTATGAGAATGATGAAATCTTATTACGATAAAATGTTTTCAAAGGAATTTGTAAATGAAGCAATTGGAAATAGAATTTCTGAAGCTTTTAAATATACTATCAGTGAACCAACAAATAGGTGGGACGGAGTAGAGTATAGATATTTAATTGATAAAGGAAGATTCTGGTCTAGAATGTACATTGATAATGTAGATGATAATAAATTTCGAAAACTAGAAAAAATTCTTTCACCTAAATCACCTGAATCATTGAGTGATTTAATAACCTTGTATGAATCTATTAAGAAAAACCTCATTGAGCAAGAGTCTCAATATTTAATAGGTCAATACAATAACGTCATAAGGAGTCTAAAAGATTATGGCAACCAAACTAATAATACCAAAGAAGATACACAACAAGTACACTTATCTTTTAAATAGATTTAAGGACTTAGAGTGGTCTGGCCCTGCATGGTATAAGGTCAAAACAGATGAAGATGGTTTTCCTACAGAATGGAGAATCATTCATTTCCATCCATTAGATTTAGGCAGTCATGCTGCTACTGAATGGGAAGCTAAAGACTTAGCTAAAATTCTGAAGAAGACCTATGCTAATATGCCAAGCTTGAAGAAAGCTTATATGGGTTTAATCCATAGTCATAATACTATGGGAGCGTTCCTATCTGGAACAGACACAAGCACAATCCAAGAGATGGCACCTGACGAAGGATTCTACGGCAGCTTGGTGGTCGCCAGTGCTGGCAAAGCCTTGCATGCCTTTGGATTTGGTTATAAAGATCAGTATAAATGCGCTCATTCAATAGAGGTAAAAGAAGAGAACATAGAAATTAATGTTCCTGGAATTAAACCAGAAGATGAATGGGTAACTATAGCTGATAAGATTGAAAAGAATAAACCAACTCCTAAGAAGAATAGTCAGGTTACATTATGGAATGGTAGTAGGACACGGCATATCCCAAATGTTAATAGCATAACTGAAACGGATAAAAAGAGTGCTATACTAGATAAGCTAACCAAGGAAAAGAGAGCTCAGGCAGAAGCTATAATGATGAAAAACGATACTGCAGAAATGAGTGATATAGCAGCTGAAGATGCTTTACAAAAACTTGGAATTAGTTTAATGGATGTATTAACTCTTATGGATGATGGATATAATTACGGATATGGATATGGAGGATATTATGGCTACTAATAGATTCTTAAGAAATAAGGATTTGATTCCTCAGAGTAAACTAGACCATATCGGTCTGGTTGGATTAGGAGGTATCGGCTCACAGCTGGTACCTCTATTGTCCATTATGGGATGGAAAAAGATGACAGGATGGGATCATGATGTATTGGAAGAGCATAATTTAAGTACTACTATGTTCCCTCAAGGAGCATTAGGCAAATCAAAAGCTGAAGTAGCTGAAAATATTGCTAATCTATATTCTGTTAAGCCTGGAAATAATAAATTCTTTAAAGAATATTATGATGAGGCTAGTCCTACATTACCAAAAATGATCACTTGTCTTGATAATATGGAAGGTAGACTTGTAGCATATAATAAATGGTTAGAACAAGGCAATAGGGAATTCTTTATTGATTTAAGGATGGGAGCTATGGCTATGGAAATCATTACCGCAACTAAGGATAATGATAACTATTTAGATACTTGGCTACCTTCTCATGAGATAAGTGAAGAACCGTGTACAATGAAACATACAATATTTACAGCTTCTATAGTTGGAGGCTTTGGCGTAGACCAAGTCTTTAATGTAGTTGCAAAAAGACCGTATTATTCGTATATTTGGATTGGCTTAATGCCACTCGAAATGCGAACTGAAAATCTCATTATAACACACTAAATAAGGATAGTTATGGATATTAATGTCAGAAAAGTATCCACTGACTGGACGACTTTACCTACTGGGTTGACTTGGTATTTTATCGGTCAACCCAAAACAGGTAAGACAACTCAAGCCAGTAAATGGAGTCCCAATGGAGCCGAGGGATGTCTATTAATTGATACTGACTTAGGCTCTGATTTTGTTGAGGGAGCAAATACAGTTACTGTTACCTCATTAAATACTCCAACAAGACCCAAAATGATTGATAATAAGCAAGTTACAGAAAAAGGTAAGCCTGTTACAGAGGTAGTACCTAATGATGAGCGTGGTTATTATAATCGTACTGGAGATGTAGGAGAACCAATGGAAGTATATTCTATGGTAGAAGTGTACTATTGGTTAAAGGATAATTTGCAAAAATTACCTTATGATACTATTGTTATTGATACAATTGATCACATAAATAGATGGATTGAATTAGAAGTATGTGATGAAAGAGGTCAAGCAGCAATGGGCGAAGGTTCTTCTTGGGGTGCTGACTGGGCACAAGCTAGAAAGAAGAATCTTGACATAGTAAAAAAGTTTCAAACATTGTGTAAATCATTAGGGAGAAATCTTGTTTTGATTTCACATGCTAAGAGTACCGTCATTACAGACGGGAAAAGCCAATTAGGGCCTGAACTACCCCGTGGGTTAGCTTATGCTCTAACGGCAAGTGCAGACGTGATAGGGTACGCTATGGCTAGTAAAGAAGATGGTAAGTTCTATCTTTCTTTTAAAGCATATGATGAAAGGACTGTAGGCAGTAGGCTTAAGCCTTTAGCTCAGAAAGTCCTTGAATTTGATTACGATAGCGTAATGAATGAAATACTAAAATACAAAGAAGAATAGGAGATGCCTATGCCGTTCAGAGGTTCTTATGAACAAAGCGAAAACAACTCTGGTGGTGCAAGCTTCCTTGGTTTCCAAGAGGTTGCATTAACTGATGTTGTAGATAGATCAGCTGATTATCCAAATATGGATATGTTTCTAGAAATAAGTTTTAGAAACGCAAATTCACAATATCCCTGGAAATATAGCCTATTAGGCTCATTTGACAGAGAAGATGATGATACCATATCTGGTAGTAGTAGCTTATTGAAAAGAATCTTGTATTTTACAGATGCTATTGGTTGGACTGGTGGAGTTAATCCTCACGGTCACTGGGTTGATGAAGATGATAAGCCTGTTGAAGATATTGCAGGTTTATTAAATGTCAACTTTACTGTGGCTAATTACGGAATGACTAGCTCAGACGCAGATCATAAGTATTATATATTTACTTATAAGAAGTGGAATGAGAAAGCTGGTAAAGCATACACAACTGTATGTCCTAAAATTGTAAAGAATACTGACTTTGGTCGTAAAGACCTTGAAAGTTATGTTCAGTACATGAAAGCTAATAAATTCATTGTAGAACACGATGACACTTCAGCACCTGTTTCTAACGGGGACATGACTAGTACCACTACTGGTAGTGCCCGTAACACGTTCTAAGTGGAACTTTATCACGAAGTAGCGATAGGGGGCCCTCAGAACAGAGGGCTCCTTATTCCTCAAGAACAAATCATTGATGTTATATTAGAACATGGTGATAAATATGCTGTATATAAGAGTCTATATCTGTATGATGAAGAAGGAAGACAATATCATAAGCTAAGAAAAACATTTAAAGATTTTCTAGGTAAGAGATATATAAAAAATATATTAATTGATATTGATAGAGGCGATAATACAGATGAGTATACACTAAACAAAACAAAAAGTGTATTATTTGAACTAGAAGAATTAGGAGTTCAAAGACGCTCATATAATATCTATTTTAGTGGAACTGGATATCATATAATAATAAGTGGAGAAGTATTTAATTTCCCTGAGGGGACATCAGACTTACCTTTTATTGTTAAAGAAACTATGAATAATTTATTCAGTGATATAGATTTAGCAGTATATAATAGAACATCAATATATAGATGTGCAAATACCTTAAATCCAAAGTCTGGATTATATAAAATTCCATTAACACATAATCAAGTACAAGAATCATCAGCGGAAGAAATAATATCTGAAGCACATAAACAAATTATACTTGAAACTGATCCTATTTGGGGAGATGGAGAACTTGAAAGTAAAGTACTTACTGATGTCCCACAAATAAGAGTAATGGAATCTAATGTAGAACCACGCAATATTGTACCCTGCGTCCAAAAGATGTATAAACTTGGCCCAGAAGAAGGCTCAAGAAATAATACTATGATGCGAATAGCGTCTCATTTCTTTAGGCACGGTATACCAAGTGAAGCTGCAAAAGCTTCACTATTGCACTGGAATAACGGACAATTAAGAGATGACATTATCATCAAAAAGGTAGAAGACACCTATCGTGGTGGGTACAAATATGGCTGTAAAGATGTCTTAATGGCTAAGTATTGCCAAACACATTGTATTCATTACAAAAGAAAAGATTATTTGATTGATGTAAAGAACAGCGAAGAGCTGCAATCAGAACTAGCAGAAAGACTTGAAACTGACTTCTCTGGTAGGACAATTGATTTAGCTGAGTCTCTAGGTGTACACGATAAAGATGCAACAGTATATCCAGGAGAACTAGTTACTATATTTGGGTCAACAGGTGCAAACAAAACAGCACTCGCTCAAAATATAGTATTAGGTTACAATGCTGAGCATGATCAAATAATAAAAGAAAAACAAATACCAACATTATTCTTATCCTTAGAACTATCAGGATTTGTGATGCACAGGAGAAATTTACAAATTGTATCAGGAGCAGATAAAAATACTGTAATGAGCAAATATAAAAATCTCTATACTTATCACAAAGAAGAACTAAGCCACATAATAATGCAATCAGTAAGCCCCACAATACCACAAATACAAGACAAGATAAAACAACTACAACCAAAATGTGTTGTAATTGATTATATAGACCTCGTAGATGTACCTTTTAATAAAAGAGGAGAGTACGAAAAGCTTAATTATATAAGCCACTCTCTATCAAATGTAGCTGTAAATGAAGATATCATTATCATACAGATTTCTCAAGTCTCTAGAGACTACTCAAGGAATCAAATAATGGACTTATATGCAGCTAAAGGGAGTGGAGCAATTGAAAATGCTTCAAGAAAAGTTATTGGCATAACAGGTTCTTCAGATGAAACTGAAAAGAAAGTCTCTTTATTCAAGAACAGCGATGGTGATCTCTTCGATGTTAAGTTAGAATGGACACCTTCATTTAGATTAAAGAGAAAGAAACCTGAAGTTATGCATAGTAAAGTAATGAATAAGAAATTCACTATATTGGAGGATGAATGGCAACCACAAAAGAAATAGTTGGTGAGTTGATTGATGTAAATCAACAAATGGAGCTACTAGAAAAACGGCCTGACATTGACATGGAAGAGCACAAGCTTCTCGAAGAGAAGCGAATGACACTACACAAACAAGTTAGGACGAAAATCCAAAATGTCGACTACTTTATGATGGAACTTAACAAGAAAGAACACTTGATTGACGCTGAGGTTGAAGCGTTAAAAGATGAGATTGACAGACTACGGTCAAGGAGAAAAGGCTTAGAAAGAACGAAAGATTTCTTCAATAAGAATCTTCTTCCAGCTGTAATTATGGAAATTGGGAATGATGATGGAGTATATGAAACTGATACCGCAAGGTATAAGCTTTATGAAACATTTGGCCCAGTTGATGTCGACCCTCATGTTATATCAGATGACTTTAAGAAAGTTGAAATAGTTGAGAAATTGGATAAGGTAAAAGCTAGAAAAGCTGCAATATCAGCATTTAATGCTGGTCAAGAAATGCCACCTGGCATTGATATAGATAAAGTTAAACGTGTAAAGAGATCATAATTTGGACTCATTATTATCTCTTGCAACCTCTACAGGTTTAGCTCTAAATTATACGGGCTCAGTTGTTCCCATTCCTTATGGTGGGACAGTGAGTAAAAACACCTACGCTGAGCCCTTATAATTATGAAGTATGATAAGACAGCATTTCAAGAGGTATTAGAACCTCATCATCGTACTTACTGGAAGATTGCTTACACAAAGCTACAGAGGAAAATGCAAAGCCTCAAATCATCCCTTAAGAAACGATCAGAAGATTCAGAAGTAGTATTCGATATTACAATGGATCAGCTGCGTGAAATGTTTTATCATAGTTACGGTAAATCATGTAAATACTGTAGAAGAAAAATGACATTAAGAAATATGGTTTGTGATCATATCATCCCACTGGCAAAAGGTGGAGACTCTGTCGTAGATAATCTACAGTTAATATGTAAATCATGTAATACCAGGAAAGGCCCATTAGATGAGAAAGATTTTGAAGAACTTATCTTATGGGTAGAAACACTTAAAGATGAAACAAAAGAATATGTGCTGCGAAAGCTCGCAAAAGGAGGAAGATATTAATGAAACTAGACCGTGAACAAGCTGATATAGTTATGACAGCTTTACAAAATCATAGAGCAGAACTCTATATAGATGGTAGTCAAAGTGAAAAAATGGAAAAAGTAAGTAAAATCATTCTTACCATTGAAGAAGAAATGGAAGCTAAACGATTAGATCAGCAAAAAATAATGATTAATGAACAAAAAGTCAAAGATTTTAACGATAAGTCAAAGACAGTTGACACAGATTTTACAGCAGTAGGGTCTGAAACTGGGATAGAGGAAGATTATAGACTGCAGAGTAAGCCAGGGTGTGAGGTTTGCGATGACTAAAAAGCAAATGATGCAAAATAAAATAACACACCTAGAACAAGCTTTGATGGAAGCTGACTTTGGTATGCGTCAAATGGCTATGAGAATTGATGAAATGCAATCTAAAATCAATAAATATAAAATGACTGATGATTTATCTCATCTTACTCAAAACAATGACTTAATCATTGACTTAATAAAAGAAAGACTCAAGGTAGGCGCAAAAAGATACCATCAAAATGTGCCTATTTTACCTCAAGATGACCTTACAAGAGATAATTTTTACGAAGCAGTTGAAGAAGCGCTTGATTTGTCCGTATATTTAGCTGCATTCATGCTAAGATTAATGAATGAAAAAGAAGAAATGGAAAAGGATATAAATCAAGAGGTAAAAGATGACAAAGCTAAGGAAAGCACAACTTGAGTGTGCTAATTGGAATGCTGGTGACTGCCTTGGTTGTGATGTATATATTGACAGAGGATACCTGGTAAGAAATAACTGGGCTCCAATCTTTCAATCTATAGACTCAAAAAAAGCTAATAAGCCTTGTACCGTAGAAAAGGGATGTAAATACTTTGATAACTTCGTAGCAAGATAAGCTGCATACCAATCTTAGTGTTCCTTTTCCACTAAGGCAGTTTATCCCTCAAAGGAGGAGAGTGGTTTTTTATCTTTTTTGACTACTCTCCTCTATCCTTTATAAGTTCTATCTTTACTTTTATGATAATCTATAAAAGCTCCACTAGCTAAGACAAGTAAAGCAGCGACACTTAAACCTCCAAGACCCATAGCAGTATGTCTCATAAGCCAAAAAGGACTAATCATTTTTCTTTGTAATATTTTTTGCTTTAGATATCCACCATGCTTTTTGAGTAGCTCATCTATCTTAACAGCGTCCTGTTTATTAATTCCTGGAAACTTATCACTTGTAACTAATTTTTGTAAATTTTCTTTTTTTGGATATTGTTTAATAATTTGTTTTACCGCATTTTTTTTGTCTTTAACAGGTAGATCATCTTGAATATCTGTTACTATTTCAGGGATACCAATTTCTTTAGGAGGTGCTATATTTAAAACATTCTTTCCACCAAGTTTCATTCCAAATAAATCACGTTTATCATTAGCATAAAATTTTACTTTTGTAGGATTCTTTTCATCCCATTCAACAATTCCTTGATAGCCTCCCCAATCATAATTAGGTTTTATACCTGGAGAAACTTTAAAAAATATTCTTTCTTCACCTTTTTTACCAAAAGATTTCCATGTTCTTAGATTATTATTTTTAGCAAAAGCAACTTTAACTTTATTAGCAGTTAAATTATCTAACCCGTGTTCGTTAAGCCTAACAAATGTATTATAAACAGGTCTATCAAACTGTATACCCCTCATTACATCTCCAACCTTAGCTCCTTGCCTATGCTCTAAAAATTTAATTTTGTTTAAATCTTTCATACCAGGTTGATTTTCTGTCATGTATTTAGCTATCTCTTCTGTACCTCCCAAGCTAGCTAAAGCTTTTCTTTTACTAACTGGTTCTACCCATTGTTTAGCATACCTAGCAACATCATCTATTGCTGGAGGATTTTTTCTATGTAAATATCTATTTGAATAATCATTTATAAGTTTATAATGTTGTTGTCTTTGATTATTAGCAAGGGTTCTTCTAGCTTTCCTAAAGGTTTGCTCAGCTTCTTTATCTTTATATCTATATTTACCTTCAGAATCTAACTCTATCTGCCTACCCATTTCTTCTTGTAGGTTTTCAATATTATCTTGCAACCTTAACAATTCATTATAACCCCTAGTAGACATACCAGTCCTTTTATAAGCATAGGATGTTCTCGGATCAACAACATCTCTCATAATTGGCAAAGCATTAGCCGCAACTTCCCTACCAGTTGCTACAATTTGATTACCTCTTCCACCACCATAAAATCCTCTTAAAAAATTATACGGATATTGAGCTAATCTTGACCTATTATCTCCAGTCATCATCATAACACCAGCGCTGCCAGCAGCTGTTAATGCTAGTTCTTTATGATATTCGTCGAGTAAAGATCGCATATCAATTTGTTTATCTTCTGGAACATAAAAAGACATTATATAATCCTAGGTCTTAAGAAGTCTGAATCATCTTGATATTTTTTAATTTGCCTAGGTAACTGCTGATAAGGTAATCCAGTAGCTTTTTCTATTGCTCTACTTGGGTTTTCTATTAAACCACCCTTTCCACCTTCAAATACATTACCAAATATATCGTATCCCATTCTTCCAAATGGAATCATACTCCAAGCATAATAACCACCAAGCCTAGCCCAATCATCATTTATCATAGCTCTAACTGTAGCTGGAATCAATCTTAACGCAGGAGGTGTTATTACCTGAAGAGGAGCAAGTGCTGTAGGATAAGTACCAAAGAACGCCCTACTCCTCTCTTTCTCATTGCCAAATGCCCAGTCAGCCATATCCTGTAACCATCCATAAGGTTGTGGCAGAGCATTTTCAAACAAAGAGTACATAAAGACATTGCCTAACCCAAACATGAGCAAGTCCATAGTAGCCATCCGTTTAAATTTTTCAAATTCAGGAGTACCTTCTTTCCATCCCCTAAGGTGAGCCTCCCTAATAACATCATTTCTAAATCTTACTGAGTTCCATGCCCATAATTGGAATCTAGTCATAGCTTTACCCATAGCAGACCTTGCAAAAGCTGGTCTAAAAGGAGCTGAATATAAGAATTGTGTAGATTTTACACCTTCCATGCCAAGCTTGATAAGTATTGGGTCGTCAAATTGCTTTATGGCGCCTTCAAAGTTACGTCTACCTTGTAAATAATGAGCCATAAAAGCATCTCTACGAAGAGTTCTTTCAGGTCTACGCATAAACCAAGCAGCTTTATTAAACACAGAGTCTATAATTCCATGTTTATTTGCTATATTTTTTAAATTCTTATCAGATAAATTAGGGTCTTTTTTAATAGCAGAAGTTGCTTCAGATAAAAAGTCTTTAAACCTAGCGCTTTTAAACTTTGGATTTAGACCAGCCTCGTAAATAATAAAATCTTCTATTACACCAAGACTTTGTACCCATTTTTCAACATCAGCCATATTTTTCCATTCAGGATTAACATTCGTCCTTAAGAAGTTTATATCTCTAGCATTTTTAAAATTACCAAATCCAGTAGATATAAGAGTATGAACACTACCACCATAAAGGTTAGCAGCAGCACTTTTAGGGTGAGCTAGTAATGTTGCAAGCTGATACTTAGCTTCAAGATTTCCCCATCTTGCGAGATTGCCAAAATCTATACCTCTTAATTCTTCTGGAACGCCAGCATCTTTCTTTTTACCTATACCAAGCTTACTACGTATTTGATTAACTCTATTCTTAACATTGGTATCATTCCACCAAGCATACGGAGTTCCTTTTATCTTCATATTAGGATTATTTAAAATTCTTTCTGGCAATTGCTGAGGATAACCTAATGCGTCTTGAGCATATAGATTAAAAAAGTCTACCCACTCATTAGTAAGTTTAGAATTTCCATGTTTCTTGAAATGCTCGGATTGAAATTTATGTATATCTGATCTAACTTTTATTTGTGCAGCATGTTGATACATATTATCAATAACGCTTTTCATATACTGAGAATAAACCTCAGGCTCTACACTCCATCCAGGAATATGTGCATCACGTTTATGTTGAGCTCCTACCATTCTATTCTCAGCAAAACCTTTTATTCTTTCGGAAGCTTTTCCGTTCTTTGCAGCAATATCCTTTAAAACCTCAAAAGATAAGTTATACTTATCATTTAATTCACCAGTTGGTATCCAGTCTCCAGTAATCTGTCTATAATGATAAATTAACTTAGCCATTTCTTTATCACGTTCTTTTTCTGACAATCGAGTTTCTTTATTTAAAATTTCTATAGCATCTCTTAAACCTTTTGCAGCCTTTTTAGCATCACCAGAAATATGAGGCCAATAGCCTTCAGCCCCTAAATCTCCAGTTCTTCCTATCAAAAGATTATCTTGTATTTGCTTTTTAACATCTTCCCTAGCCTTTGGAAAATAAGATATCATTTGACTTTTAGCAATCTCTCTAAGTCCATCTATACCTTCAGTTAGGTCTACACGCTTACCTTCCAATATGGATTTATCAAACTTCTTTAGAAAATTTTCAACAATATAATAATCTGCTGAATACCCTTTCTGCTTAGCTTTCATAGGTTCATATAATCTATCCCACTCACTTATACCAAATTCATCTCTTCCACCAGTCATCCAACCATGAACTATTTTGTTCCATTTTGTGATAACTTCATTAATTTTATTAACTATTTCACGACCACTCATTTTAACGACTTTACCACCACCTAGTGTAACATCAAACTGTTGTTTCTGGAGCTCAGCCCAATTGTATTCTTTTTGTATATTATTCCACTGATCTATATACTCTTTAGATTTCAAATTATATGCCGCTGAGCCTTCTTTATCCATAATTCTTTTAGGCATGGTATGGTATTCACGTTCTCTTACAGCTATTCTAAAAAGTTTATCTCCACCTGCTACACCCTCAAGATAAGGTCTTATATCATCATCAAATTTTCTTTTATTTTCTTCATATAGCTGAGTAGCTTGTTGATTCATAGTATGCACAGCACTTTGCATTTTAGTCATCATGTTCTCAGGCTGCTTTATTGCACCAGTAGCCCATTCACCAGCTTTATTTTTATAAGGAGCCCTAGCATCAAACAGCTCTAAATCATATCTCATTAAATCTTGGCCTATAGCTTTTGGAAACATCAACCAATGCCAGCCAGTAATTTTAGCTGCCTTTTCTCTAACTGGTCTCATAACTCTCTGCCACCAAGTACCATCTCTTGTCATTGTAAACCAT